CATACAATCTATACTTGGTTTCAGCAAGCATTTCAAAAGCCTGAATCAGTTTTAAGATTGCAGCCCAGTTGCCCAGACGTTTGACCCACTGGGCTTTGCTGGCTTCTCTGGCATCTCTGGCATCTTTGTCAGCGGCTTTGCCAATGCTGGTCCACATCATGGCTGCTGTGCCAGTTGCAACTATTGCGCCTCCCGCAACACCGCCCGCGGCAGCAGACCGACCAGCAGCTTTTTCCCATGTGTCAGTTTTTTCGTCGCCTTTGCCCCAGTTGAACGGATTTAAATCTTTCAATGCAAATTCGTTCAAGGGCTGTGGAGTAATGATTTCATAGACTTTCATAATAGATATTTACCATTTATCAGTGTTCAAATAAAAATACCCCAAAAAGTACGCATATAAATACAATACAAACGGAGTAATAACATGGCCAACAACCCGCTACAGAAATATTTTAGACAACCAAAAGTTTTTATCAAATTGCCATCTGGGGGCGTTTTTAGCAAACCTGGCACAATTCAAGGCGACATAACACACATGCCAGTGTACGGTATGACTGGCATGGATGAAATCATAATCAAAACTCCCGATGCATTGTTATCAGGATCAAGCACAGCCACCATCATTGCCAGCTGTTGTCCCAACGTCAAGGACCCGTGGGAACTGTCCAATATTGATATCACAATGATTCTAGCCGCTATTAGAATTGCCACATACGGTAATGAAATGGCTGTTACACACACTTGCAACAACTGCGCCACTGAAAACGAATATGATTTGGACATGAACCGGGTGATTGAACACTTTATGAACTGTGTATATGATAACAAAATTGTACTGGATGATCTCACTATTCAGCTGACTCCGTTGACCTACAAACAAAGTACTGAATTTAATCTGATTAATTTTCAATTACAACAAAAGATTGCCAACACTGATGTTATAACCAATGAAGAAGAAAAACAAAAATTAATAACTGAACTGTTTAAAGACCTAGCAAAAATTCAAAATGATATCTACAAGTACACCATTGAAAGTGTCAGCACAGCGGATCAAGTAGTGACTGAACGCAATTGGATCATGGAATGGTTGGACAATGCTGATCGCTCAGTGTTTGAAGCCATCAAGCAACAAAATTACAAGAACAATGATAGATGGGCTATGCCAACGTTTCCTGTGAAGTGCGAAACATGCGCTACTGAAACCAACCTATCTGTGGAACTTGATCAATCAAATTTTTTCGTAAAAGCCTAATTAACCTCTCTCCTCAGGAAATTCAACAGAAATTAATTAGGCTAGACGGTCAGATCAAAGAGTTCAAGCAAGAACTGTTTAGAATCTCGTGGTACATGCGTGGAGGTGTCACAGTGGATGAATTGCTACAGCTCTATAGTTTTGAAGATCGTGATATGATCTATAATGTGATCAACGAAAATATCGAAACCACTAAAGAAACACGAATGCCTTTACTGTGAAGAAGAACTTGCGTTCTTCTGTTCTTCGCTTTCGCTCGAACTGTTTTCATTTTTTAGAACAATCAACTGCGAAGCAGTTTTAATATTATCTAGATTGTGTAGTCACACTTAGCCCTTGCGGGCAAAGTTATTTGAACATTATCTGAGTTGAGCAGTTCACTTAGCGTTTGCACTACAAGTATTTCTACTAGCTTAGGCGGTTATCCGGTACCTAATCATGCTGTCTTATCACAACGGCGGCACACACTCATACGCTAACATGCGTGTGTACGTGGGGAGTATTCCCCTCTTTTAGCCTTTTAAAATCTTTTCAAACAGCAAAATCAGTTGAGTGAAGGCATATCTGATCGTCGTCCTGTAAAGGATAGTTGCTGAGTACTCCTAACGGCTGGAGAATTTCCCTCCCTGCGATCCGAGATCCAGGTATACGGGCACATGAAATTGGCTTGTGCTTGCTTTAACCGTTTAACTTTTTGCCTTTGATGTGGGAGCCATGGACACGAACGGATATCTGACCGTTGTAGTATTTGTCAGATTCCAATACCCTGCGTGTAAATTGTTCTCGTGCCTCTATGTATGACGTTTCTGCCTTGGACGTACAATAAAATAGTATTTCCCTGCGAAAGTTTTCTTGACCTAACTGCACAACATCTTTGCCTAACTCATCGCTGGAACCATAGTAGTCCTGCCAATCGCTGTCAATTTTGCTGCGGATTTTCTTTTTCTTCTTGGTGCCGTTCTTTAACTTGACTACTTTGTAAGAAGTTTTTGCAAATTTGGCTAATTTTTTGCCTATGTACATGCGCCCAGTGACTGTGTTTGTTATGAGATAAACAAACCCAACACACTCCTCGGGCAATTTTTCTATTAATTGATTTTCGTAGTACCAAGACATACACTAGTTAGTGCTATCTTGATCCTCGCCTGTGCCGTTTTGATTTGCCTTGCGTTCACGTTTGGTTGTGTCCAAGTACACACGGTATTGTTGAACATGTTCTCTACGTTGTTTTGCTATGATTCTAATTTGTGCTAACCAGTAGCGCATATTTTCGCCTGCTCTGCGTGTGCCTTTGGCTTGCCAATCTTGATTTGCCTTAAAATATTCTCGAAAAGCCGCCATGAGTTGTTCATGCGACTGTTCATTTTGATACGGACTGGAATCAACGTGCTTGGACATTGATGCTACTCACCTTCATTCTGTGACTTCCAAGTCGTTGGCATAGCTGGTATATCCATTTTCTTTGATAACCTTGAGCACATTGTTGACGCGACCAATCAATTCATCCTTGTGACTGATCAAGAAAATGTTCTTTTTGCGTTCACGACTCATCTTTTTAAGCACAGCAAGGGCACCTTCCACACCAGCTGAGTCTAATCCGTTGTCAATAAGTTCATCAACAAACAACAAATTAATCTGTTGGTACAAACTTTCCCACACATCGCGGAATGCCCATGACAAACTCAGTATCAATCTGTTGCGTTCACCACGACTCAAGTTATCAAAGTCCAAGTCCTGACCCAGTTGTGTGATAATAACAGTGAGGTCGTTCTGGAATACCACAGTGTGAGGCAGTCCCATCTTGTCAAGATAGTGGGTAAGTCTGTTGTTTAGATAGGCCAAATTCTGGTCTATAATCTTTTTACGGATAAAACTGTCTTTGCTGGTTAATAATTTAAGTAAAAACTCTTGGTGATCTTTGAGACTATTGAGATTATTAACCCCATCCCACGAAATTTCTTGCATGGCTGTGTCAGTGAGTTCGTCTATTTGCTCTTGATATGGATCAGTTTCGTCTGCTTTGGTAATGAATTGTGTTTCCAATGTCTTTAAATTGTTCTGATGCTTGAGAGCCTGCTCTAAACTATCGTAATAGGTGTTGGGCCTTCCATTGATATCCCCAATTGTTTCTAATTCTTTAACAATCTTGCCTAGATCTTTTGTAACTTTGTTGAAATATGTGTTGGCTTCTTCCAAATGTTTCACAGCCAGGCCATTCATTTCTTCATGTTTGTGGTCATGCAGCTGTTGTCCGCAAGCATGACATGTTTTGTTTGCTAGACTTTCTAATTCTTTTGTGTACTTTGTTAGACTTTTTTCTGCTTGGGCCAGCGCACTTTCTAGAGTAGCACGTTCTTTGTTCAAACTTTTTAGTTTGGCAGCACTTTCATCGTAAACTTTTAGTTCTGCATGCTTTGCTACTTCGGAATCAATGTCAACACTTTCAAGTTCCACAATTGCACGACCAATTTTTTCTATTTCGTTAGCATGTTGTGTGCGCCAAGCACTTTGTCTGGTTAACAATGCATCAATACTCTTCTGAATACCTTCATTGGCTTTCTTGGTAGCTTCAATATTGGCAGACTCTTGAGTAATATTTTCTTTAGTTTGTCTAATAAGTTCTTTTAATGCTTCAGCTTTTTCACTCAGCAGAGTAATTCCCAGCAATTGTTCAATGATAACTCGCTGATCATTTGCTCGCATGCTGAGAAACGGCTCTGTGTAAGTGTTGAGAGCAACAATATGCTTGAACATGTCATGGCTCATGCCCAACAATTCATCAAGATCTCGTTGCGTTTCTCGCATGTCTCCTTGTGAGTCGTCTGTTTCTTCAGTTTCCTGTGCTTGATCGTTCACAAAAAACTGTAGAACATTGGGTTTTCGTCCACGTTCAATGCGATAATCCATGCCATCTTTTTCAAATGCCAGAGTAACCAACATGTTTCTATTGTTAATCTTGTTAATAAGATTATCTTTTTTAATATTAGTCAACGCATTGCCAAACAATGCATAGCTTAGTGCATTCACAATGGTGGTTTTTCCCGTGCCGTTACGACTGCCGTTGTCATCTCCACCTTGGTCTAAGTTTTCACCCAACACAAGCGTTAAGTTTTCCTGTGCAAAATTTACAGCTTGGGTTTGATTGCCCACGCTCATAAAGTTTTTAACTGTTAGTTCTTTTAATTTTAAACTCATAGGCTATTATAAATTGATAATAATATGTTTTTGTCAAATTGATCACTGTCAATGTTGATAATTTGACTACTGACAATCTGATCTACACTTTCAAATGCTTGTATATCAATGTTGGTGTTGATTTCTATGTCTTTCTTTTCTGCAATTAACGTTAATTCACGAATATCATAATCCGCAATGAACTTTTCTTTGATAAAACTTGCTTCTTCAAACGTGATATCTATGTCAAGTGTAACACGCAGATGCTGTTTGGGTTTGATAATTGTTTCAGCATCGTCGATCAGCTGACTTAGTTTGACAGTTCTGAATGTGGGTTGATTGGGCCACGTGTGATATTCAGGAGTCCCGCCCCACTCTAATATCATCATGCCACGGTCATCGTCCCATGCATCTGCATAGTTGTGCGGGAATGCATTGCCAATGTACACCATGTTCTTCTGTTGCTGGCGCTTGTGAAAGTGTCCACTAAAGCCAAGTTCATAATTTTTAAAACTATCCAACTGAATCTCACCATGATCCGGCATCTGAATCATGGCATTCATAAAGAAGCTGGGCAATTCAAAGTGACCAAATATGTATTTGCCGCCTTTGTTACCTACACTTCTCCATTCGTCTCCTATAAGCCACGGGCAAAGTGTAACGTTGCCGATGGTAGTGGGTTCGTGTACCACAGTGATGCCGGGAATATATTTTCCAAACTCTACAGAATGTATATCCCGCTTGTCTTTGTAATACAAATCATGATTACCAGGGAAAAAGTAAAATTGATCGAACGCCGCACCCAACTTTTCCAAGGCCCTAAGGCTATAGTCCATAGTAGTGATATTAAGACTATTGCGATTGTGATGCCAATCGCCCATAAAAATTCCAACGTCACAGCCTTCCTCCTTGGCTTTGGCAATGTACCAATCCACAAATTCTTCACAGTCTTGATTATGAGTACTACTGTTGCTCTTGAGACCAAAATGAATGTCGGTAAAACAAGCTACTTTTTTAAATAAATTACTCACTGGCAGTGTCCTCGTTGTGTCGTTTCAAAGCAGCTGCATGCTCACCTGCTCCGGTTCTGCTGTAACTGGGATTCATCCCATTCATCTCTAACACATCATCACGAATGTTTTGATTACGTTTTTCAGTATTAATAACACGTACAAAACTATTTGTCACAGCTGCGGTGAAATACGCAAACGGGTTGTCACTTTTTGATTCGTCAAATTGAAGGCCAATTTGTGTTAACTGTAAAATAGCCATGCCCTTCATCTCATCATTGTAAGTGTATCCACGAACATTACCGCGTGTGGCATATCGTTCACACAACTTGATCATCATGCGGGCAAGTGTGTTACTGATTTGTCCAACATCTTTGTTAAAGTGACCTGTTGCCAAG